TCGTAAGCTGCTTGCATGGTTCCCGCGGCCAGTGGACCACTAGACGCCACCGCTGCTTCACCGAGAGTCATTCCTCCTATTTCACCTGGAGATAAAAATTTACCTGCTGACTTAGCAAGTTCGGAGTCAAAACCTTTTAAAAATTCACCACCACCTGTCATGATTCCAGATGCGGCTGCAGATACAGGATTAAATTTTCTTCCTAAAGCAGCGTTGGTCGCTGCATTAATAAGACTGGCAGATATACCTTTACCTAAAGCTTTAGTTCCAAAAGCACCTAAAATACCTTTACCCGCTAAATAAGGTGCGCCGAAACTAGCTGCCAGATAAGGTAAGGCAGGTTTTATCTCATTAGGAATAATATCATCAACAACTCTTGTGATAGGTTTTAGTGCTTTTTTAACTGACCCCATAATGTTCCTTTGTGTATCTTGTTACGACTCTTGTGATATCTCCATCATCATTCACACGAAGCCATTTTACAGGTTTATTACAACCCAACAAATTAGTAAAGTATTCTTTGGTCTCTTTCATAATATCTTTGACACTACCTAAACAGACGGTGTCAATGTGCCAAGGGATATCTCCACTATTATAATCTTCAGGGTTTAGTTCTGCGGTTGTCATAAATCTTTTCTCTGCATCCTTGTTTAAAAATGCCCAATTCGTAAAAGCAAAGGGTAAACCATCTTTATAGTGAATCTTGTATTGATTCAGATCTACGGACGGGGCGATGTGTTCTAGCACGTCCTCGAACGTGTGATCTTTATAGCGAGGAAACGACTTATAAAGTCCGAAAGCTACGGTAATATCGTATAATTTACCAGTATCTATCATAAATACATTACTTTTTTTTGGCTCAAAAATCAACTGCTCATCCTATGATTGAGATGAAACATCTGGCAATTTAGCGACTTTTATATTGACACTTCTAGATATGTCTTCTTGCTTTGTGTCAGTGCTCGGATCGTTGACATCGTCCTCAGCCTCTTTGTCAGACTTATATTCGACGTTTGTTTTAACGTTTTTAACCGTTACTTCAGTCTCAATCTCAACGTCTTTTATGACTGTGCCATTGACTATCGCGTCAGTTTTGCCTTTTTCTACAAAAGATACCATTTTACCTCCTTAGTCTCTGCTTATTTCTAGTATCGAAACAACTACATGTAATCTGTTTGCAGTTGCAGCTTGTGCCTTTAGTGCCTCACTTTCGAGAAGAACCAAAGGTTGTGTTAATAACTCATTTGTTGCTTTTGCAGATATGGCTTTTTCTTTGAATAAACTAAACACAGCGTCGGCTGCATCTGTCACTGTCAAAGTTATTGTATCTGCATTGTTACTGTCCTCAGAAACCAGAATAGATTTTATTATCGCTCTAGAGTTACTAGGGGCAGTATAAACTGTGGTGTTGTTTGTAGTTGTTAAATCTACTTTTGCGTTCTTGTATATATTAGCCACTGATAAACCAAGAGAATCTCTCTTGCTCCTGTTTTACTTCATCTAAAAAAGTAGAGTTTAATTGTTCAATAAGTGTAGTTATAGATCTGTTTATCTGTTTTTGGTTAGATGTATCGTAATTATCTTTTGGTTCTGGTATTTTTACATTTATTTTTGCCATTATCTCTCTCCTAACTCTTTTTTATATTTGTGCACTCTGTTTCTAGCTTTTCTCTCAGCATCTTTGTTTTTATCTTTTAGTGCTTTTCCAACATCTCGTCTTGCAGACATCAAGAGTTTTACTAATCTTTTCTTTTTAGGGCCCTCTTTCAACGGAGATTTTTTATATTTACGACCATTGAAAGTTAAAAAAGCCATTATCTACCTCCGTCTGCTTGCACGTCTAAACTAAAAGTTCCAAACCTCCAACTCTGATCAATACTATCATTTTCTATTTTTATATTAACATATCTACCACGAGCTCTTGTATCTTTTTTAGTCGTATCAGATGTGATAGAGAAAGGACTCAGTCCTGTAGAAGAATCTTCTTGAGCTGGAAAACGTTTCACGGCCAACGTTACTTTGGCAGTTCCTACCAAAGATTTGAAGTCAGGTACAAATCTGCGAACAGATAAAAATCTATCTCCTTCACTGCCTTGTCCCTCCAGATCAAAGTCATAAGATTTTACAAAAGAGGTTATAGCAGTGCTTGATCCGTCCGTGTTAATCTGATTGTTTCCTACTTCATGCTCAAAATAAGTTGTGGCTCCAAGACCAGTGACCCCTTGTATTGTTGGAAAGGTTCCTGTCTCAGTGGACCCATAAGATGTTGCATACGGCTTTGGATATATCTTAGCGTCCATCCAAGATGTTCTACCCTCTGTGCTAGTGTACCAAATACCACCAGGGACTTGTGATCCCGGTGATTCTAGATAGTTGTATGCAACTAATCTGTTATTAAAACTTTGACCTGATGATGGGTACCACCAAATAATCTCCGTAAACAAATTGTTAACACCTGCTGTAATCTGTTGTCCTTTTGTTAGATCGATATCGTCGTAGACAAAGTCCTCAACAGAACAAGGTAGTGATTTGACTGTACCATCAAATAGAAAGAATCCATTGTTACTCATCCAATAGGCGACACCGTCTATCTCGACAGCTGCATTCTTACCTATCAAACCACAGTTTGTGCCAACCTGCTCAAAACCAAATGTAAAAGGTGCACCAATAAACTTCATGGTATATAAAGCTGTGTCGGTCCATATTAGGATTGTTTCTTTTGCTTTAATAGCTCCGATTATTTTAGTTCCGTCTTGTAATCTTTGTGTGCCTGCTGCATTAACTGCTGAAGGTGCAAAAGTATTAATATCTTCTTGGTCACCAAACCTAATAAACATGTCATCTTGTGTGCTAGTTGTTCCTATCGTTGTCTCTGTTCCAAAGTGTATTAAGTGTCTTGTAGTAGGTGATATTAATGTAGCTCTTGATGCAGTTGGATTATTAGAGGTAGAAAAACTAGATGTGCTAGTAGACGCTCTGTTAGATGTTGCGCTTGTAGCTCCAGCGTTCCATGTAAAAGTTTTACCATTTGCAATTGTTGCAACTAACACCTGACCAAAGTTATCTAGAGACCAAAGACCTGGTTCTAGTTCTACTTGGTCTGCTTTGACGGCAACACCCCACCCACCAAAGTCTGATGCGTCGGTGGCAGTAGCTCCATTGTCATGAGCTGCTGCAGTGGTTCCAGAGGCACCTCTTGTACAACCTGTCAAGTCATTAGATGATTTGCCAGAATATGAAATAAGTTCTGAGTCTACTAAAATTGTACCTGAGCTAGGAAAAGCCGCAGCACTTGTAAGTGTGATTGTTGTTTCTGAATCGTCCAATGCTTCGTTGACTGTTGTCGCTGCAGCAGAGTCGACAGTGCCTCCCCAGTTACCAACACCCCAACCATAACCATAAGTTTGCTCTCTTGGACCCACAGGTTCATAAAACTTACAAGTCATAGAGCCTCCTGTTGATATTGAAGCTGAAGCGGCTGCAGTCGATGTAATCGTAAAAGTTGTTGTACTAGGAACTGTTATTATTTGAAACTTAACATCTTCAAAGTTAGATGCACTAAGACCTGTACCACTAGGTAGAGTGACACTATCTAGTTGCACTATGTCCCCGGCCTTTGCGCCATGTGCACTTGTAGTTGTTATCGTAACACTTGTTGATGTATTTGTGGTTGCCATCGTAGACGATGTCAAAGAACTTTTGATTGGTGTAATATCAAACAGTTGACCTTCAAAGTATAACAATAAGAACTTATCCGTTCCGAGGGCCACGTACCTATTGCCATCTAAATCTGTAAACGGATGTTGTGCTCTGACAACACCGACTATCTTATCTGGTAAAAGAGAGGACCAACCTCCGACTTTTTCAGGTAGTCCATATCTAAATCTTACATTGTTAGAATCAATAAAACGACGCTCAGCACCTTTAGTGGTGTCTTGCTTGTCTATGCCTGGTAGAAAGTCTAGAGTGATAAGAGGCATCTATCCTCCTTAAATTTTATCTTTGTATGCCCAACCGCGAGTCGCGTTCAAGAAGACTAGTGTAAACGCAGTTCCGTTTACTGACACAACTAAATTAGATGCGGACCCTAATATGTTAGAACCGTTTCTTGCAATTGTTAGATTATTAGAACCAAAAGAACCTTTCGCATCAATAAAGGTAACTTCGTTACCCACACTAGGAGAAGCAGGAAGTGTTACCTGTCTTGCTGCTGCGCTTGTGTCTATAATTAATTGATCGTTGTTAACTGCTGTGTAGTTTCTATCTATTGAGTGATAACCCTTCTCCACTGCTAGTTGAACTATATTTGTCCCGTCAGAATAGACAACCATCTTTGAACCCACTGGCATTGTTACACCTGTGCCAGATGCTGTTTTAAAAGTTAAGGTATAATCACTTGTGCTTCTTGATGTGCCGTCCTCTATCAAATACATTTTTTCTATAGAGTCGGGGACAGTGACGCTTCTATTACCAGCCAAAGTGCCTGTAAACTTAATAATCATGTTTCGTCCATTGGACGAGGAGCCATTATCAATAGTTAAGGTTTGGTCTGAGGATGCTACATTTAAAGATAAATAACCACCTACGGCTTCTTCTACTAATTGTAAATTAGTGTTGGTTGTAGATCCCCATAGACCTGCTTTTTCACCCGTAGCAATTAATTCAAATTTTTGTGATGTAGAAAATGTTGATGCCATACTGCCTCCAAATTTATATTATGTTTCCACGTTTGTCCATGTTTGACTTGCGTTCACGTTGATATCGTTC